GGTGATGAACCCTGCGGGCACGCTGGCTACAGGCACTATTACGATGCCTGCCTCTCCTGCGGATGGGATGACCATCACGTTCAGCAGCAGCAAGCAAATTACGGCGCTCACAATGTCTGGCAACGGTGCAAGCATCAGCGGCGCGGTAACGCTGCTGCCAGCCCAGACAGCTATGGCGTATGTCTACCGTGCAACGGGGACAACGTGGTGGCCTATGGAGTCCGTGCCGGGTACATTGACCAATGGCTTGCAGTTGTATCGCTTGGATTCCAGCCTTGCCGGGGCCAATGTCACCACTGCTCAAAGCACATTGGGGGTCGGAGTAACACTATCTGCCAGCACTGTGTACGCTTTTGAAATGGTGTTTGCTTTGAGCAAAACCGCTGGCACTACATCTCATACCGTCGGTCTTAGCTTCGGGGGTACTGCGACGCTGAACAACATCGCATATAGGTTGAATGTTCAAAACCCTACTAGCTCCGGGTTTACCACCGTTGCTGTGGCAGATTACCAGCAGTTTGTTCAAGCCGCGAGTAACGGTACGGTGACTGGCGCACAGACTTCTGCCGCTCTGTACATCTCCATGCGTATCAGTGGTACGGTTTCCGTCAATGCTGGCGGTACTTTCATTCCGCAGTACACCCTATCTGCTGCACCGGGCGGCGCATACACCACAGCCGCTGGCAGCTACATGATGATTTACCCGATTGGCGCTGCTGGCGCTAACGTCAATGTTGGCTCTTGGGCCTAAAGGATAACTATGGCAACCACAATTAGCGGAAGCACTGGAATTGCAGCACCGGGCCTGAACTTATCTGGTCAGTACACCGAGGGTGTTGTTGGTATTGGCAACTCAGGCACAGCCCAAACGCTGTCCCTTGCCAGTGGAACATTTCAAACTGTGACCATGACGGGTAACTGTACGTTCACTATGCCTGCGGCAACCGCAGGGCAGTCGTTCACATTGCTCATCAGTACGGGTGCAGGCTCGTTCACAGGCACGTTCACAGGGGTCAAGTGGCCCAACAATACCGCGCCGACCCTCACTACAACTGCCAGCCGCTGGGATATTCTGACTTTCATCAGCAACGGTACTAGCTGGTACGGTAACTTTGCACAGGCATACGCATAATGTTTTCCGCTTCTCGCGTTGCTATTGCCGAACAAGCAGTCGGGGGGTATCTTTTCTCCGCCACGATTAGCGCGAACACCAACAACTACAACCTGCGTGCTGCTGCGGTCACCGCAGGCTGGGACCAAGTTAAGCCCCTGTTTGCTACGGTCACCATCAACGCCGGGGTTTATGTTGGTTCCTCTTCAACCGGTACTCGTGCGTTTGATACCGGGGTCACGTTCCCCTCTGGCACAAGCCTAGCTCTTATCAATAACGGGACCATCATCGGTCGCGGCGGCAATGGTGGGGTTGGAGCCAGCCCCGGTTGTGGTGGCTCTAGCGCAGGTTCAGCAGGAGGCCAAGCGCTTATTGCACAACAAGCAATCACTATTACCAACAATGGCACGATTGGTGGCGGCGGTGGTGGCGGTGGTGGTGGCGCAGGCGGCACTTATGGTTCGGGCGGCAGCAACACCTCTGGTGGTGGCGGCGGTGGTGGCGGACAGGGTGTTAGCTCTGGCGGCGCTGGAGGAACTGGAACAGTAAACGGGACTGCGGGAGGTGCTGGTACTTATGCAGCAGCAGGAAGTGGTGGCGCAAGTGGGGGTCAAGGGGCTTCCACCGCAGGTGGCAGTGGCGGTGGAGCAGGAAGCGCGGGGGCTGCGTCTGAAAAATCTGGCGGTAGTGCCGGGGCTTGCTTGACTGGTAACTCCAACATTACATGGTTAGCTTTTGGAACACGATTGGGGTCTATAACATGACGATTGAAAACATCACTTTTGAAATTACGGCGGTCAATGAGAGTTTGCGCTGCATGGACGTTGTGTTCCGCGCAACAGGTCAGCCCGATGTGTTAGTCGGTGCGCGTATGCCTTTTGAAGGCGAAGACCTGAATACCCTGGTCGCTTCGGTTGCTCCTATCGGCTATTGGGAAGACCTTGCCAAGCAGGTTGTGCCGGTGTCTGTTGGAACTACTGGAGCGGTAACGCTGAACACCCCAATCAACACCGACAACGTGAGCACCATGTGACGTTGACCACGCCGCGCTACACATTCCAGTTTGGGAAAAACACGCACAATGTCTATCGTTGCGCTACTGGTGAGGGATTGCCTCGGCATGAGCACACTTTTGCCCATGCGACGGTTTGCCACGCCGGGAGAATCGTTGTGCGCAAAGAAGGCGTGCAGCGTGAGTTCACGCCGGAATCCGGTGCGGTTGTGCTTAAAGCAAACGAATGGCACGAGATTGAAGCTCTTGAAGACGGCACAGTTTTTGAAAACATTTTTGTGACTTAGAAATAAAGACCATGGAAGATACACACGAACTGGCAGCCGACACCGACAAGCGCCTGAGCGTCCATGAGGCGGTTTGCGCCCAACGGTACGAAAACATCCAGACCAGCTTTACCAAAGGCGACAAGCGCATGACCAAGATCGAGTACCTGCTGTACATCGTCATCGCTGCGGTGCTGCTTGGGCCAGGTGTAGCTGCTGAGTTTGCCAAGAAGCTGCTGGGGCTGTAGGTGCTCGACCAGCTTGCATCCGCTGACAGCCCCTGGCCTGGCACCGAGACAAAAACGGTCCTGGTTTGCCGGGCTCCCAAGAAGGATGACAAGCTGAGCGCAAATGAGTTCATAGACAAAGATGGACGCATTTGCCGCTGGGTAACGGTGAACAAAAAATGATCGACCCCTTCACCGCTTTTGCAGCCGCGCAGGCGGCGGTGAAGGGAATCCAGGCTGCCATCAAACTGGGCAAAGATGTCCAGGGTATCGCATCTGATCTGGGCAAATTCTTCGAGGCCAAGGACGTTGTCCAGCAAGCGGCGAACAACCCCAAAAAATTCAAAAGCGATACCGCCCAGGCCCTGGAAACGGTGATGCAGGCCAAGCAGCTTGCCGAAGCCGAGACCGATCTAAAGAACATGCTGATCTGGTCGGGCAACGCCGACGTGTGGGAAGGCGTGCTCCTGGAGCGCAACAACATCATCCAGCGGCGCAAGAAAGCAGAAGCCGATGCGGCTGCTGCCAAGGCTAAGCGCAAGCAGGAAATCATGGAGGTCGTCAACATTGTGTTGTGGGCCTTGCTGTTCCTGTCTGCGATTGGAGTGAGCTACCTTTTGACAACCCTGTTTCTTGAACGGAGATAACTATGTTTGACATTCTGACCGGCGGCATATTCGGTTCCCTGCTTGGAGGCATCTTTCGCCTGGCACCCGAGGTGCTCAAGTGGATCGACAAAAAAGACGAGCGCGCGCATGAGCTGAAAATGTTTGAGCAGCAGTGCGCCCTGGAAGCCCAGCGCGGACAGCAGAAGATGGCTGAGATCGGTGCCCAGCGCGAAGCCAACATCGACGCCGGGGTCGTGGAGGCATTCAATAGCGCCGTGGAGCAGCAAACGGAGATGGCCAAGGCCGCAGGTGGCTGGGCCGCCAGTTTGTCCGCCAGCGTCCGTCCTGTGGTCACCTACTGGATTCTGGCCTTGTGGAGCTTCGTCCACCTGTGGTTTGCCTGGAATTCCTACATCACCGGCGCGTCGCCTGACGTGGTGTTCAAGATGATGATGTCGGCTGACTTTGCTGCCCTGGTCAGCGGCACGCTGAATTACTGGTTCCTGGATCGCACCCTGGCCAAGCGCGGACTATGAACCTCGACCTGGCCACGGCCCTGTGCAAGCAGTTTGAAGGCTTCAAGTCGAAGCCCTATCTCTGCCCAGCGGGCGTCCCCACCATCGGCTATGGCTCGACCTACTACCGGGATGGGCGCAAGGTCGCACTGAGCGATCCGCCGATCAGCGAGCCTGACGCAGCGGCCTTGCTGCAATTCGAGCTGGCCCACACCTACCTGCCGGGCGCTTTGCGCAACTGCCCAATTCTGGCCACAAATGAGCGCAAGGCAAATGCCATTGTGGATTTTTGCTACAACCTGGGCATTGGCCGACTCCAGACCAGCACGCTGCGGCGCAAGATCAACGCCCAGGATTGGGAGGGCGCGCAGGAGCAACTCATGTTGTGGACCCGAGGCGGAGGCAAGGTTTTGCCCGGCCTGGTGAAGCGGCGCAAAGCCGAGTGCGCCCTGCTGGCGTAACGGCTTCTTTTGACGTAAAATCTTCGCGGGGGCAGTGCGCCCGCAAAAAGCCGCTTTTTAGCGGCTTTTCATTTTGTGGAGCAAACCATGGCGACGACCAATCCTTTTGACATTTCGACGAGCAGCACCGGTCAGACGACCGACCTCAGCACAGCCGCGCCTGGCAACCTTTCCCCCGCGCCCAACAACGTCACGTCACTGACGCCCAACACCGGCGCAACCGCAGCCCAGTACACGCCCCAGCTCAGCACCGTCGACGCGGCCAAGGAAACCACTGCTGGCCAGCTCCAGGGCATCATCGCCGAAGACAGCCCGCTCATGCAGCAGGCGCGCGCCCAGGCGAAGCAGGGCATGGCCCAGCGGGGCCTGATCAACAGCTCCATGTCCCAGGGCGCTGGCGTGGCGGCCATGCTGGAGCGGGCCACCCCAATTGCCGCATCTGACGCAGCCGCCTATGGCAACCGCGCCTTGGCCAACCAGAACGCGGTCAACACCGGCGGCCAGTTCAATGCAGCCCAGCAAAATCAGTTTGGTCTCCAGACCGGCCAGCAAACCTTTGCTGCCACCCAAGCCGAAAAAGACCGTGCCCAGCAATTGGCTTTGCAGACCGGCCAGCAAACCTTTGCTGCCAGCCAAAACGCAATCCAGAACGACTTCAACGCTCGCCAGGCCGAGCTGCAACGCCAGGGTCAATCCGAGCTGCAAGCCAAACAGCTTGCCACCACCGAAGCCTTGGCCAAGCTGCAAGAGTCGGGCGTCACCAACCGGTTTGACCAAGAGCTGGCTCTCAAGAGCAGCCAGTTCAACCTGGAGCAGCTCAACATCGACAAGCGACAGCTCATTGAGAACAAAGCAAAACTGGATGCCATCGGTTTGCAGATCGAAGCAAGCCGGGACAACATCCCGACCACGTTTGCTGCCAACATCGCCAACACAACGATGGCAGGCGTGGACTCGATCATTGCAGACGGTTCGCTTAACGCGGCGGCAAAGCAAGGCGCAATCAGCAACTTGGTCACTTACGCCAACAGCCAGATCGCATGGGCGTCCAAGTTCTACGGCACGACCATTCCACCAATCGAAGCGCCAGTCGTTAAATGATCTACCGCAAAGCCACACCAGCAGACGTGCCCGCAATTGTCGAGATCGCGGTCGTGTCCGTGTCCAACGACCCGATCCCGGTAAAGATCGACAAAGAAGGCATGACAGCGGCAGCTAAGCTGTGCCTGAATCCTGCTCACTTCATGTGGGTTGCAGAAGACGAAAACGGCAAGGTCGTTGCTGCATTCGCAGCATGCGTGCAAAAGGGATTTTGGTTTGAGCGCATGCAGTGCTCGGTCCTGCTCTACTACACGCTGGTCAAGGGCGCGGGCCTGCAACTGATCCGCGAGTTTGCCAAGTGGGTCAAGAGCCGACCAGGCATCAAGATGGCGATCTTTTCATTGGAGCCGGGCGTCGATGAGCGCCTGGTAAAGTTTCTCAAACGGCTTGGCTTCTCACGCGAGACGCGCCAGGTCAGTTACATCTTAGGAGTCACGTATGGCTAAAGAAGTCGGTCAAGTATTCGGCGGTATCGGTGATGCAGTCAGCGGTGTTTTGAAGGGTGTCGGCGACGCGGTTACGGGCGCTGTCAAAGGCGTCGGCACTCTTGCCAAACAGATATGGGATTCCGATGTGGGCAAGGCCATCGTTATTGCTGGCGCAATCTACTTTGGAGGTGCGGCCCTGGCAGGGGGCTGGGGCAGTGCCGGTGCCGGGGGGAGTTTTTTCTCAGGCATGGGGACCGGAGTAGCAAGTGCAGCCGATTCCATGGCTGCGGCATGGTCCCAAAGTAGCTGGGGTCCTTTGGCCGAAGCCTGGGGCACTGCCGCCGACGGCGGAGCAAACGCCGCCAGGTTTTTGGCGGGAGACCTGGGTGCCGCCGGGGCAAACGCAGCGGCCATGGACGCCGGGGCCGATGCTGTTGGGACTACGTTCAGCGGCAGTGGCGCGGCTGGCGCACCGCCGCCCACTGTGGCTGCGGCTCCCGGGGCCAGCACGGTTGGTAACTATTCATTGGGCAACGCATCCGTTCCGCAAATCACCCAGGCCGGAGCGTCGTTGCCACCGGTAGACCAGCCCTGGTATTCCAAGGCGATTGACTACATCACCCCTCAAAGCGATCTGGCCAAGTACGGCTTGATCAGCGGCGCTACTCAACTTGCTGGCGGTTTGATTGCAGGCGCTGGCCAAGAACAGGCAGCGCGAGAGCAGCGCGAGTACGAAGCCGAGCAACTGAAAAAAGCCCAAGACTTGCGCAATGCCAACATGGCCGGGGAGCTGTGGGCTCCTGGTCAATACACTGCGCCCGTGGCTGCTACGCAGCCCACTGGTCTGGCCGCACGTTACATGCCTCAAACCAACTACGTGCCTGGGTCGCGGTTTGCTCAGATGTATGGCCAACTGCCACCCGGCTACGGCGCAGTTCAATCCGTGATGGGAGGTTAATGTGATCAAGAAACAAATGCCCGGCGGGAATGAGGACAACCCGTACTTTGTCCAGGCGATGAAGTATGCGCTTCAAGTTCTTTATGAACAGGGCGCTGCCAAAGACGTTGCTGAACAAATCCGCGCTGGCCAAGACAAGGTCGATACCATGGCCAACGTCGCATACGAGATCACCACCACGGTCGATGAACGCACAGACGGCAAAGTGCCGCGTGAGCTGATCGCCTTGCTGGCCATGGCGATCCTGAAGGAAGTCATCGACATCGCCAAAGCGGCCAAGGTGGACTCTTCGCCCCTGGATGCAGCCAACGCGTTTAAGATGATGTTGCTGCGCTACCTGGGTGAAAACGGCGTGGAGACATCCAAGCTGCAACAAGCAATGGACCAGGTTGATCCCTCGGTCTTTACCCAAGGAGCTTAACCATGGCTGGATTGATCTGGGCTGGTATCGGCAAAGGCATTGCCGACGCGGGCGCTACAGCGGCCAACATCGGCATCCGTGATTACGAGATGCGCGAAGCTGCGCGCCTGCGAAGCGCCGACAAAGAAGAGGACCGTATCTGGCGCGAAGAGCAAAAAGAGATTGATCGTGAACGCCAGGATGAACGCGACCGCATGTACCGCAAAACCGTTGAGCAGCAGATCGCTGGCAGCAAAGGCACCGGCGGCATGAAGGGTGTCGACCCGGCAGACATCGCGCCAGGCGGCAAACTGGCTCCCGCCTTTGCTGCGGAATTGGGTATGACCGTACCCGAATATGAGCGTCAGTACAACGCAATGAAGACCGGCGACATGTCGGCTTTCAAGAAGGAGCGCGAAGTTGGCACGGTGGCTGATGACACCTACGGTCCCCAGCCAATCACTGAGAAATATTTGCCCGAAGGTTTTGAAAAAGAATTCCAGGCAAAGGCCAAAGCCATAGGCGCGCTGTCCATGATTTACGCGACAGCGGGTGAGGCAAAGAACATTGCAGAAGCTCGTCAGATTGGCCTGGTCACCAACGCCATGGAAGGTGCCCAAGCGGGCGGCGATGTCACAAAAGCAGCCCAGCTTGGCGCAATCAGCAAAGGACACGTACCGTTTGCAGGTGATTCCAACGTGACCCGTAATGTGTTGACAGGCGACACATCAACCACCGCCGTGGGCACCGCGACGATTGGTGAGAAGGGCGCGCTGGCCAAACAAGCTGAAGCAGGTGCAGCGGAAAAAACCGCTCAAGCTAAAGCTGCTGACGCCCTGGCTGCTGAGCGCGCAGCGATGCTTCCAAAAATAAGCGAAGAAATCAAAAAATTAAAAGCCGAAACCGAAAAAATCAGTAAAGAAGCTGGTCAAGTTGGGGTAGACAAAGTTACGCATGAACGGCTTAGCACGATCATCAACTCGGCTAATGCAACAGTGACGTCGCTTGATAACACGGGGCCTGGTAAAACCCCGAAAGAAAAAGCCGATTGGGAACAACAAAAAGCAGACGCTATTGCCTTGCGGCAAAAAGCAATCAGTCTTCAAAACGGGGCTTTGGATTTGCGCTCTGCGCCGCCAGCAGGCTCAAGCTCTACCGGCGCTGGCAAATCCAGCGCACCCCGAAAAGTAACCCAAGCTGAATACAACGCGCTGCCATCCGGTGCTCAGTACATCGACCCAACCGGTCAAATTCGGACGAAAAAATAATGGCCAAAGACTGGTGGGAAGACGACGCTGTTGTTGACTCCAAAGCGGATAACTGGTGGGCAAATGATGAGCCCGTTCGCCGCCGCGATGTAACTCCGTTCAAGGTATCCGCCAGCGATCAGGCCGCGCGCGACCAGGAGTCGCTTGGCATCTTGCAACGCGAGCGCGAGAACGCCCAGCGCCTGGCAGCCGAAGCACAGAAGTCCGGCAACCAGGCTGACGCTGTCCGCTACTCAGGCGACCGGGCTGCGCTTGACCGCGAGATCGCGGCCCGGGCCAAGACTGCTGGCGTAACGGTGCCTGCTCCGGCGGTTGTTGTAACCCCGGCTCCTGCTGCGGTGGTGCCGCCTGCTGCGGCGAAGGGCACGCTGCCTACCCGCCCTGGCCAAAGCCGAAACAAACAGTCCGAGGTCGACTACGTCGACGCCACAGGCACCGTCCATTACAAAGAAGAGCTGCCCGAAAAGCAAAAGAAGACCGCTGAGTACGTGCCCGTGGTCGCTCAATTTGCAAGCGACCAAAAAGCCCCGCCCCTGATTGAGCGCCGGGGCGCGCCGGTCAGCGAAGAACGGTTCCGTGAATTGCAACGAGCCTACGACGCGGCAACGCCTGAACAACGCAAGACCCTGATGCAGCGGCCCGGTTATGAGGGCTCGGTGTTCAAAAGCATCGACGACCAATACCGGGCCATGGAGAAGGCCGCCGTGGACACGCCAGCAGCCCGGCTGCTCGACACCAGGCGCGAAGCCCGGCGCACAAAGCTGGCCGTAGAAAGCGGCATGGACGTCGATGCTGCCGATGCGCTGGCAGCTCAGCAAGCCCGGCGCGGCGTGCCCACGACTCGCCTGGCCCAGGCCAAGGCATCCGACTTCGACTTTGAAACAAAAGAAGAGTTTGCTCGACCCAGCTCGCAGGTAGACGTGCGCCAAAAAGGAGGCATCGTCTATCGCGCAAAAACAAGCAACGCTGATGAATTGGCAGCAGCCGCCAAAGCAATTGGCGGCAAGGTATCAGGCCAGTTTGAATCGGCAGCGTCCGGGGCCTGGCAGATGGTCGGCGATTTAATCAGCGCCACTGGCGATCTGACCGGGTCAAACGCCGTTGACCAGTTTGGTGCCCGGCTGTCCGCCGGAAACGCTCAGCAACAAAAACAAGCCCAGGCCCGCCTGGCCGCTATCGGAGACAACCCAAACGCGGCTTTGAATTTTGTTGAGTCTGGCGTGTCTGGTGCAATCACCAACATCGTGCCTTTTTTTGTGGTTGGCCCAACTGCTGCCATGACCGCCACGGTTGGCCAAGTTGTGGCCGACGAATACGGCGCTGGTAAAGCTGCGGGCCTCAGCGGCCCAGCGGCTTTGGCTAGAAGCACAGCCCTGGGATCGGCTGAATTGGTTGGTGAGTTAGCCAGTTTGCCAAAGCCCATGATGAAGGCTTTCAAAGAATTTGTGAAGGGCGTACCGGATGAAGAAATCATGCCCGCGCTTGCGCGGTATCTGCTGAAAGAAAACGCAGCAGAGCAAGTTACCACCGCTCTTAATTTTGGCACTGACAAGTGGGCACCGTTTGGCATCAAACCCGACTCCACTTTGGAAGACTACCTGAACGCGGTCAAAGACACGTTCTACCAAACGACCGCGCAAACACTGGTTATGGGCGCGGCAGGCCGCGTAATCGCCCCCGCCGTGCGCGCGTACAACACGCCAGAGCGCCAGTTCGCCAACGCGTTCCAGGCTGACGTGGACGCGCGTCAGGCAAACGCTGAGGCAACCGACTACCTGGCCCGGTGGGAGCTGTCAGCCAACAAAGACAAATTCGCTGGCAACGTGGCCAAAATGGAGGGCGCGGTCCAAGCCTATCAGGACCGGGCCTTTGCGCCTTTGGCCGAAGCGATGGCAGCGTCGCGCGCACAAGAGGATCAGCTCCGCGCTCAGCAGGACCAGGCAGACCTTCAGCAAGCCGCCACAGCGGGCGATGCGGCCACGGCTGCGGATAACCTATCCGGCTCCCTCAGCGAGATGCTGGAGCCCGCCCTGACGGGCGAGGCAATCCCTGGCGAAGTGCTGCCGCCCGAGCCTGGCCTGACCGGCGTAGAGATGGCCGCCGCAGCCGACCGGGCCGAGCCCGCGCTCACTGGCGCGGCGATGGCTGAAGAAGCATTACCGGTCGAGCCCCCGATGTTTGCACCGGAACCGCAGGTTCCGGTAGCTGAGCAGCAAGCTGCCGCCACAGTGCCAGTCGTTGAGACAACTGGCATCAACCCCGATCTGGAACAGAAGATGGGGTTCGACAAGCTGCGCCTGAATGCGCCTCGCCCGCAAACGATCCAAGGCACACCGGTTGCCAGCCTCAGCGACGACGAGCTTCAAACGATGGCTGGCGACGAGAGCATCGCTCCGATCTCGCGTCGCAGTGCTGCGATTGAGCTGACCGCGCGCCAGGCCGAGCCGGGTGCCTTCACCCAGCGTGCGGCCCCGCAAACCACCGGCGCGCCCAGTACGGTATCCTACGCTGGTGAAACACTCGACACAAGCAGGACCTCGTTTGGCCTGGGCGACGCCCAAGGGCGGGTGTCTGACGCCCCTGTTACGGGAGCTGGAGCAACTGCCAGAGCCGAGCTTCAAGCCCGCCTGGACCGCGCAGCAGCCATCCACGGGG